ATTTGCAAGTAAGTTAGTTACAAAGTCAATCTACACCAGTGGCAGGGGTTCATCAGCAGCAGGATTAACCATAGGAATCGTAAAGATGAGTGATGGTAGAAGTATTGCACAAGCAGGGGTATTGCCAATGTGTGATGGTGGACTTGCATGTATAGACGAGTTTGATAAGATGGGTGAAGATGACAGAAGTGCAATGCATGAGGCAATGGAACAACAAACAGTAAGTATAGCAAAGGCAGGAATTGCAATGACATTACCAAGTCGTACAAGTGTACTTGCAGCAGCCAATCCAAAGTGGGGTATGTATGACAGTGACAACTCTCTAAGAGATAATATAAATATACCAGCACCACTCCTAAGCAGGTTTGACTTGATCTGGCTCATACAGGACAAGGTAAGTATGACAAGTGACCGTATGAAGGCAAACCATATCTTAAATTCATTTGAAATGTCTATGGATGGTGATTGTTATTTGAAACAGGATGACTTGTCAAAATATTTAAACTATGCAAAATCATTTAAACCAAAACTTACTGAGGATGCCAAAAAATCATTATTAGATATTTATGAAAGGATGAGAAAAGTAAGTTCCAAGAGTGATATTCCAATCGGAACAAGACAACTTGAGGCAATAGTAAGACTTAGTATGGCATATGCAAAACTACATTTCAAGGAAGAGGTTGATGTAAGTGATATTAATATCATAAAATTATTACTTGAAAAACAATATGAATCATTTGGTAGCAGTATTAGTCAAGGTGGTGTACAAACCCAAATATTTGTTGACGGCAAGTCGGTAAAGGAACATGATATACTAACTGTATGGAACTCCTGCAAGAATGTAGAAGGTAATGTAAGACTTGGAGAGTTTGAGAAGGCACTGATTAATAGTGGTATGTCCAAGGAAAAGGCAGAGTCAACCATATCAAAATGGGAGACACAGGTGTTAAAACTCAACAGTGACGGCACACATACAAGAATGTAGTAAGATTAATATTGGAGTATGTTAGTTAGTATAATGTGATGGTTATTGAAGACGACTCTAGTGAGTCAGAAGAAGCACTGGACGAAACTCAGACTCCAGTTGAAATGGGAGTAGACCAGCTTAAAGGTGTGGGTTCTGTAACTCAGAAAAAACTAGAGACCTTCGGTGTAACCTCACTCATAGACCTTTGTATTAGAGGTTCTCAGGAGATTAAAGAAATTACAGGTGTGGCAAAACCAACCTGTGACTCTTGGGTATTTCAATCACAAAAGTTGTTGGAAGAAAACGGTCTTATCAGAAGAAGTGATATGAGTACCACTGACTTGTGGGAGTATCAAAAAGCATATCCTGTCATCTCAACAAAATGTGATGAGGTTGATAATCTTATCAGCGGTGGTGTTAGACCAGAAGCAACATATGAAGTCTATGGGGAGTTTGGAGCAGGTAAAACACAATTCTGTAACTCTCTTACAGTTGAGACTATCCATGATGGAAACAATGTAGTTTGGATAGACTGTGAAGACACGTTCAAGCCAAACAGACTTGCTGAGATGTTAAAGGCAAGAGAGTATGCAGAGGATGACGAAGAGATAGGTGGTTATCTTAATCAAATCACCTACCTATACTGCCCAAATACAGAACAACTTATGGGTACAATTAACGGATTAAGTAAAATTTTAGATAATAAGAAACCTAAACTAGTTATTTTAGATGGTGCAATAGGACAGTTTAGGGAAGAATATTTAGGCAGAGGAACTTTAGCAGAAAGACAGATGCAGATAGCAAGGCTTATGAGTCATATCAAAAACATATCATTTTACTTTAGATGTGCTGTAGTATTTACTAACCAAGTACAAAGTGATCCAAGTATGATGTTTGGTGATCCAATCAAACCAATAGGTGGTAACGTAGTGGCACATGCAAGTACATACAGGTTGTACTTTAAGAAGAGTGGTAAGAAAAGACTTGCAAGAATGATAGACTCTCCTGAACATGCTATGGCAGATGCTGAATATATTTTGGATGCAAAAGGCATGTCCAATGTCGAGTAAGAAGGAAGAGAGTGACAATCTTAAGAGAAAGATAGCTGCAAAGAAGCAGTTTGATTTAAAATGTAAGGTATGTCATAAGAAATATGGCAAGTTTTTCACTTTTCATCACAAACGATACATTGAGGGGGAGAAAATATACAAGGATTTTAAAACCACTTACGACTACAATCTCTACATATTGCCAATAGTTGACAAAGATCCAAACCGTTTTGCCCTCCTTTGTAAGGGTCATCACACGCTTGTAGAGAAACTTAAACGATTCAAGTTGGATAAACTGGAAAGACTGTTCAAAGTGGTAAAGGAGAGTAAATAATGGAAATGATAGGACAGGGAGAGGTGGCTGCATTGGAGATAGTCAAGGATATGTTTGGTGGGGCTTGTGAATATCTTACTCAGGTCAAATTATCAACCATGGTTACTGAAGAATACTTGGAAACATTTAGTGAGAGACAGTTGAAGGAAACAATAGATATAGTAGTGATTACACCATTTGATTATCTAGCAATAAGGGTGCAGGACAAACATCACTCCAGTGCAAGAATGGCTACAATAGACAACATACAGAAACTTATGCTTGAATGGAATGGGTGGGTAGTGGTAGATGTTTGGCACTATGAATGCAAGGAACTTTGGAAGGACAAGGTAAACAAAAGGTCAAGATTGGAGCTGGAAATGGCAATAAAGGAGTCAAGTATAGAATAATGTTTAAAGAGATACAGATAACTCAACAAATGAAAGAAAATGCAACTATAAAATCAAATGATATGGGTGTAATTAAAGGAAGTGTCCGTGGGGGTGGTGGTAATATGATAGGATTTTTAGGTGAGGAGTTAGTAAAATCTTATTTTAATATTGGTGATTCCAATACATATCAATGGGATTTAAAATATAATGATAACAAACTAGAAGTAAAGACTAAAGAGAGAAATGTATTGCCCAAGCCATTTTACAATGCAACAATATTCAACTGGAATACAAACCAAAAATGTGATTATTATGTATTTTGTAGTGTGTTTAAAGATTTTTCAAAGGGTTATATTTGTGGTATAATTAAACCTCAAAATTTCTATAACAAGGCAAGTTTTGCAAGGAAAGGAGATCCTGATGGAAATTATTTTAAATTCTTTAGTGATTGTTATAATTTACCATATTCTGAATTAAATAATATAAATATATTAGATTAATTTATATATAAGTGTTATAAACGTTTACTATGTATCGTAATTCATATCAGATAACAGAAGATATTTTGGATGTTGTATCATATAGTGGTATGCAAGGAGTATCAATAACACCACTCATTAGAAAATCTAATCTATCTCACAAAAGAATGATAGGGTTTATTAATAAATTAACACAATCAAACTTGGTTAATAAAATAGAAACAAATGGAAAATTTACATTTATCATAACAGATAAAGGTAGAGTTTATCTTGATGAATACAAAAAGTTTTCAACCATTGCAGATTCGTTTGGTTTGGAATTATAAACACATATATATCCAACAATTATAAGACATATAATGAAAATACAATTCATAATAGCAATATTAGTAAGTGTAGCCCTTACTTCTGCTTATGCCGAAGAGGCAATTGTTCAAGTACCGTTTGACTATCATGGTCAACAATGTACTTTCAATGAAGTGGCAATTGAATATCAGTGCACATGGCAAGGAACTTATGACACATTCACAGTAGAAGATTTGGAAGAATTCAAACATGTTCTAAGTGAAGAAGTGTATGAGGAAGAACTTGCTAGATTGACATATGTAGAGCCAATAGTTATACCACAACTTAGTGCTGACGAAAAGACAATTCAAAAACTTGAATTACAGTTAGAACAGGGAGTCATTAAAACTCCTGAGGCTGTACTGTTACAGATGTTGAGAGACTTGGATGAATGCCAACAAGGATTGGACAATTCATCAGCAATACAAACAGAGAGAACGTTTGTAATATCTCAGTATGAACATCTTGAACTATTCAATGTGCAGGCAACAGGTCAACTTGGTATTCTTTCTCTGGCAATAGAGGAGTGTAAGGCACAACAAGTATTAGAACATCAGATATTAACCGTTGCATACAAACACTTTGAAGATGCAAACAGAGCAGGTAACTTCCAACATTTGGAATCATTGAAAGGTATAAGTGCAATACCATACGAGCAGTACACAAAGTCTGACTTTAAGGTAAATACCAATGTGATATGTAACAGCCACGCATACCCACAATCCTACAAAGATACAATGGGTTGTCCACCTATACAGTATGATGGATTTACATACCCAGAGGGTAACGGTTTAATCAGTTACTACTCACCAATACTAGAGGAGTATACATTCTTCATGCAGGATTATGGCAACAAACAAGCAACATT